TTTGGTTCACCCACTACTCCTCTCTCTCACTTCCCATTTGTTGGTAAAATATATATTGTCAATATTATGTATGGTTTATTCACTATATATTGACAAGTTATATATTTTAGTGTATGGGGTGTGGTGGGTGTGTAGTGGGTGTGTAGTGTGTTCAGTTGTCAATGTTCTGTATATCTTAATAATAGCATAGTATTTTAGAATACTCTCATAAATAGCTCAGATATTCTCTCATCGTTGATGATCTGGTTAGTCACATCTATGATGGATGTTCTGAATTCAATCATATCGTGAGCATATGTATTGACTCCATGATTTCCTTTGCGTGTCATCCTGGTTGAGTTCTTTTCTGTGGTTGTTCGTTGAGCAGTCAAGTCGGATGATTCTAGTGCATCGGATGTATTCGTTTCATTTATGGTTGTTTTTGCTGAGCCTTCTGTAGTGCTTAGGTTATTTGATTCTACTGTGCTGCTGCTGCTTCCAGTTGTTTGTGCTGAGTCTGTACTGTCTGAATTATTCCAAGCAACGGAATCTGCATATTGAACTGAATCAATATTGTTTGCTGTGATATTTAGTTGACTTTGTGGAGTGTCTGAGTGTACGTTTTTAGTCTTATTTGATACTGTTGAGCTCGTATTTGTTGAATCGGATGAGCTTGTTTGAGTTGATGTTGTAGCATCTGATTCTGTTGTCGATTCCGCTTCAGTTGTTCCAGTTGTAGTTCTGGTGTCTGTTGCTGATTTCGTTATTTTGTCTGTGTTCGTTCCAGTTCCGGTCTTGTCCTCTTCGAATGTCTCTACAATATCAACGTTATCGAATGGATTCTCCAGTCCTGCCATGATTTCTATTGTTTTATAGAGCTCATTGTATCTCGGCATGATTTCGCACATTGTCATTTCGAGCTCATCCAGGAACCTTCCGACTGTTTCAAAACCTATCTCTCTATACTTGTAAGCATTCAGAAGTCTTTGATTGAGTTCCGAGCGATTCGGAATCAAGTCAATGGATTCTGGAACTTTGGATTCATATAGTGGATATGTGGATAATGCTTTTGATAACAGTTCGGAAGTTTGCGAATTCTTCATCAAATCTCCGAGAACTTCGGTGTATTTGGCATACATTTTAAAAACCTCCTCTGCTTCGTTCTTTTGGGGCATTTTCGAGTTTAAAAACAAAAGTGGTATATTTCCACCCTGGCGAGTTAAAATCGCTTAAATTTGATTCTGTGCGTTTTGAGAGTTATCGAGTTCGAAACGTTCTTCTAATTTTGAAGTATCGACTTTCCGGAGTGATACTTTGATGTTTAACCCGAATATCTCGTTAATCTGCTCACATGCTCTCTCACGAGCTTTTAACATAATCAATGCACTATGCTCTATCTGGTCATTATTTGCTCTGACTTCATCGTCTACGAGTCTCTCTCGCTTGTCCTGGTTGGCATTATTGATTCCCAGGAATGTCATGCACTCGTTCCAGATGGAGTGCTTCTGGTACTGCAGTTTGTCGAATACGATAGGAGCATCCGTTTTCAAGACTTTAATCGAATCAATGTCGAGATTCTTGTCTCCAAAAATGACAGGCTCGAAACCATTCCACTGCTTATATACTTGTTTCATAGTGAGTTTTTGTTTCTCTGAGCAGGCAATCATGACTGGTGTTTTTTGTGCGTTAACATTGATGTCAATTGTCCTAGATATTTCTGCAAGCCTTAAAGCATATAGTTGAATTGTAGGAGCTGTTGGAATCTGCTCATCATTATTTTTAATCAATACGCATTCCTCATTATTTATGAGTTGCTCTGTGTTTGTGTAGTTTGTCGCTGCAGGGCAGAGAGTTGTTGGTTCATCGTAAAAATTGAGTTCTCCGGATTCGGTGCATTTTGCAACCATGAATCCTTTTTCTTTGTCTTTGAAAAACATACAGCGACCTTCATTGAATAGAAATCGCTCGATCCATTTCTCATCTATTCCATTCGGTAGATTCTCCCATTTGAATACGCTCCTGGAGAGAAGCATCAATCTGTAGTAATAATCTGTATATGTACGATTTGTGAGTTGCTGAGCAATCGACTTCATAGAGATTACATCATACATATATTATACCTCCTTTTTACACTGGATTATTAGAAACTGCATAACTTCCAAAATTGCCCGGATTTTTCCAGAAAGTAATTCCTCTGTTATAGCATTCTTTTATTTTCTGCAAGTCCTTAATTGGGATATTTCCGTCTATGTTCACGTCAATTGTTTTCGTATACCAATAATTTTCTCTGTGATTTTTCTCCGGTGTTTTCACTCTGTTTACTTTGTATCCGAACATAGAAAAATAATTGTCTATGATAGCAGCATATTCTGCTTTGATTGTCATATCGTAAAAATGGAAATCATTATTTCCGGATGCTGTCACGATGTCTCCAGAGTTCAAATTCCCTTGTGATTGAGGTGGAGTGAATGAGTGAGTATATACTTCTCCGACTGCATTCGCTATTCCCAAAACACCACTTGCAATTGCTCCGGCTCCCATGAGAGCACCTCCACCAGTTGCAGCCATTCCGATTCCTCCGGCAATGGTTAGAGCAGAACCTGCAACGGATAAAGCAACATTTACTCCGTTTTGAGTTAACCAGTTTGTATATGCGTCACTATTCCAGTTTAATGTTGGGAATTTTCCCAGATTGAGTCCTTCCTCATCAAAACGAGCTTCTCCTTTGTAATTTAATGGAATGAGTCTCGCTGATCCACCAGGGCATATGCAACTTTCGATAATGAATTTGTGTCCATCGCTAAAATGCTCATACTGGAATGGAACTGCAGCTCCTTGATTATTTGAAACGAGCAAATATCTATAAGGATATGACAAAAGTTTTTTATTTTTAGGAGTATATCCATCCAGTTTATTTGTTGAGAATGTGATTTCTGTGTTGATGGTTGATTTTGGATTTCCACTGTTTATATACCATGTATTTATAGTATTGGTTTCAGTTGTTTCGTTGTTATCTTTTATGACTGTCATTTTTTCCGGAATTAGAAACATACATGTGATTGCTTCTGCTGCTCCATCTTCTGCGAAACCTTTAATCCAATTGTTGAGAGTTTTTATTCCATCGGATGTATTCCTAAAAGTATAATACTTTACTCCAGAATAAAGATTGTCATACATTGCTCCAGTCACGTTCTCTCCGTCTGGTGTTTTTGTGGTTCCTACAACGATGGCGAGCTTATTAGCTTCTGCGAATCCTGCTTTTGAATGTTTGTTGCAAACATATTCTCCAAGCTCCACACGTTCCGGAACTGTATGGATTCCGATAGTATCTGATTTTACATGCTCACGCTCCACGAATGATTGCTTGACTTGATAATCAAACAACCATGTTTGAATGACATCCGTCTCGATATATACGTCCGTTCTGCCATCATCCACATACTGCATATCTGTAATGAATGCGTAGTGCCATTTGCTAGAATACGATGCATTCTTGTACATGACGTATGTGCAATTTAACAATGAATCAAAATGAGCAGGAATCCGGATGAAAGAATCTTTTCTTTGATAAGATAGATTGAAAAAACTTTTTCCGGATGTTTTCTTTCCATTAAAATATGCGAGCTGATCTGCTTGCGATGCAAAATATAAAGTGTGCAAATAATCGTTTTCTAGAGGTACACTTAACAAGTGCACCTCTGTCAATGAAGTAGCCATTTTATAACCCCCTCAAAAGATTCTCATATATAGGAAGTATCCAATGATATCCCTCTCTTGAGATATGTTTGTTTGCTGTTGTTCCCTGGGAGACTCCCTCGTCCATCCAGTCGGCAAACGTCACTCCACTCTCTCGGAAGTTGTCAAAACATTTCACTCCCTTAGAAGAACATACTTCCTTCATAGCATCCACATAATCAATATCATTGAGGCCAAGTGAGTTTTGACTATTTGGAAAACGGTTGTAATTAGTTAGGAATAACAGTTTTGCTTTTGGGTGCATCTCTCTCATTCCGTCAATGATAGTGATTAGAGCATCTTTGAAATCTTCGAGAGCAACGTTCAATCTTTTATCGTTTGCACCACCAATCAAAACGATGTAGTCACTTTCTGGAATAGAAGTATATCGGTCAATCATTGCAGGATTTGTTGTTTCTGTAGTTTGCCTTGCAACGGTGTTTCCGTTTATTCCTAGATTCGTTTCCTGCATGTTGTATTTTAATGCGAGCAAGTGACTCCATACTGCATCTTGTCCGATGATATTTCCGTATGCGAGACTATCTCCAAAAAAAGTAATTGATTTATTGAATAGAGTTTCTTTTTCAATATCCTTGTAGAAAATATCTTTTGAATAAATTTTGCAATTCAAAAATTCTTCCTCTGTTGTTACTGCTTCCGTTCCGGACTGCACTTTTTTCGCTGATATTCGGACTATCATATCCACTGGAGCTGTGTATGTGATTTCTCTGTGTCGAGTATTTCCTTCGATGAGTCCGGAAACAAATTCCCGGCTGTCATTCCATCTTGAAAGTGCATACATTGCGTTCGATCCGGAAGAGAAAAAGTGGATTGTCATTCCTTTGTCCAGATGAATTAAATCAGAATACATATAAACACTGTCATTTCTGACATTCATATCTGCAACATTGATGTGTCCGTTTCCAACTGTAAAAGATGGAGTGTAATATTTTTCGATTTCCTCGATTTTAATATTTACACTGGAAACGGTCATTGATGTTCCGTTGTTGCTGATTCTAGTGCTCAATCTGACATATGAGTCCTCTGTTGCATAGTATGTATAAACGTTTGCAAGAGCTCCGTTCCGACCTCTTCGGAGTGTTCCGAGATAGTTGCCCTCTGAATCACATTTTGAGATAGCTGCAACGCTGTCGGATGCCATGAGAGAAGCTGTGATTTTATGCCCTGCAGGAATAAAAATCACGTCTGTAGTTCCGTATACGTTATCTGTAACGAGTTCTCCAGTATTGGATATGTAGCTCTTAGACCATCCAATCAAGTCATTTGTTGGAAGTGTGATTTTAATATATGCGTTATCATCCTGGAGCTGTGTTGTTGAGAACCAGATCACTTCCGAATCATTCGAAATCAAATACTCTCCCTCAACTGGAGTGCTGCTGTCTGAACCCTCCGGAACTGTGTCAATAATTGAAAGAGGTTTTTCGAAATCTCCACTCGCTATCACTGGAAGCTTTGAATTTCCAAAAAGTCTATATTCGATTTTTGTTCCTTTGTTTAAACAAATGGAAGCAACTTTGAAATTTTCACTTCCGGCAGTGTACAAATTGCCGGATGTGTTAATCGCTTTTGAATTCTCCCAATCTAGTCCAGGATAAATGTTGATATTATTAGAGAGAAGTCCGTTGACGAGTTTCCCAATCTCACGAACTGCTGCTCCTGCATTCACATGAGTTTTTCCGGATGCATCCACTCGAATATCAATCAACTCTGCATCGAGCGTTGTTGAGCCTTCTGTGATACTTCCGAGAAGGTTATCCAGTCTTTCAATCAGATTCTCAATGTGCTCCTGGATTCTTCGGTCAATGAATCCATCGTTTTTTAGCATCTGCATCAAATCGTCAATTGAGTTCTGCAGATTGTCTTTCATATAAAGAACTGCACCTCGGACACGTCCGTCTTGCTCCTGCTTCCATTCCAAATCAATTTTTGAAAGTTGGTTGTAAGCATCAACCAACTCATTGATTTTATCTGCAACTTCACGAGTTAAAGAGATGGAAGAGCGAGCTTCATTTTCATATAACCTATTCGTGTTTTCGGGTAAATTAAAATGTGAAATTTTGTTCATGTGTTAACCCTCTTTTACATATTCATACAAAGTGTGTGTTCAATGTAGAACGGTGGTAAGATAATAGCGGTTGGCTGAATGCTATCTTCCCAATTAGACCCATCGGCTTTTAATTTGTACAAACTTAAATATAAGTTAAAATCTCTTATTATAAGTTCGCCACTTACAACCATAAATGCAGGATTTGTTCCACCCGTTTGAATAGTTACTTGAATAGGATATTGAAAAGGGCTATCATCACGTCCAATAATATCACATTTTTCAACTGTTGCAATTGGAAACATTGAACCGTCAAATTTAACAGTAGACCCATTTAACGTTACAATAGTACGCAAATTATTTTTCAAAAATGCGGTGTCATTATTTATACCCGTTATCATATTATTCTGTGAAAATGTGTGAGTTGTTCCCGTTGGTGCTGAAAATTCTGCTAAACCTACAATTTTTGTATCAATGCAACCACCCAACAAGAAGTTTTCAATTCCGTCACAAATAATTTCTTGGCAAGTTTCATTCACGTGTAAATAGTCAGTTTGATAATATGCAAGGTGTCTTACGGTGTTTTCAAGTCCACCCATAAAAGCAATACCATTCTGCATGCAAGCGGTTTTGTAGTTGTTGATTGTTGTAAATCCTTTGTCTAGACCCCAGTGTCTAACATGACCCACAATGCAACCCATCACAATAACAGCGTTTGGAAATTTTGCACGACATTTACTAGCGAACAAACTTACCGCATTTAACAAGTTTTCACGTGTGCTTTCATAGTCATTTGTACCGCCAACTAATACGATGTAATCAATCGTTTCTGGATTTGAAACAACTAATGTATCAATTTGGTCTTGCCAATGAACGCCACCTTCTAATGCGAAACTTCCACCCGTTGTCCCTTCCATAATGAAATTTTCGTCACTAATACCTAGACGGTGCTGTAATTTGTACCCCCAACTTTGAGTTGGATAATATACGTGACCTATTGTGTAACCTTTCAAATAACTATCCCCAAAACAAACGAAACGTTTTTTCGTAATGTCTGAAAGTTGTCTAATGTTACTTTTTACATTTTCAATTTCTTTTCTTGCCTTTGCGTCTTTGACTTCATAACCGTTTAAATGACAAAAACATTTACTCATTTTATTATCTCCTCTCTTATGAAAATGTGATTGTTTCTGTTGTTGAATTGTATTCCATTTTTGTTAATGGATTTACATTTTCTAAAGTTCCGACACGACTAGTTAAATTTGTAACATTTGTGTCAGTTGATTGTAATGATGATTGCAAGTTGGCTATATTCTTTCTTGCTGTTTCATCCTTTATGGCATATTCACCGATTTTCTTTACTTCCGCCATAATTTATCCCTCCTAAATATGATAAAGAGTTTCTGTATTTTCGTCATAATAGATCTCCTCATTTCCAGTATCGCTGATAGTGAGAAGTAATTGCTCTGTAGCTTCATCAAGTGTTAAGGCTATATTTAGAGAGCCATTTCTTATCGCTTTGTTTATAGCGTTTTCGATATTACTTCCAAAGGTATTCTCTATCGCTGTAATTCTTGAATTTTGTAATTGAAGAGCTGTCTCTACACTGTCAAAAAAATCTTGAATAAGTTGTCTAACGCTAACTTCGTGAACTTCATTACTATGTTGATACTCTTCGAGAAAATTAGCGAGTGCTTCATCTACGATAGAAATAAAAGTATTGTAGTTTTCTATTAGAGTATTTGTCGCTCCGTATAATCGAGCAGTCTGCTCTATCGCTGTCAAACTCTCGGTATCATAAAATGCAGGGAATTTATTAGCGACAACCCAGTTCGGGAGCTTCTGCATTGCTTTGGAAGATTCTTTCTCGTTGATTCTCAAGCTCTCGGTTGTTTCATCGTATAGCATTTTATCACTCCTTTCTTAGTTTCAAAGGGCAGTAGGAACTGCCCTTTGTTTTTGATTAAACAGTTTTCTGACGGATAGCGACTGCATTTCCGAATAATGAGAGCGAGATTGTCTGCCAATGATGCAACCAGTAGTTTGTTGTCAAGTTGCTGCCATTATCGAAACTTCTAACCTGGTAAAGATCATCTCTAATTTCAAAGATATTCTCATCACAAATTACACAAAGAGTATCATTGTCTCCGAATGAATCAACGACAAATTTTCTCTTTAAGAAATCAGTCTTATCCATATTGAATGCTTTCGCTAAAACTTCAACGTCTGTCGCTGCATCCACGTCCGTTCTCACAAGGAAAATTTGATTCTCTGATGGAGTCCAGGTTACGGATGGAGTAATAGTTCCGACTGAGATTCCTGCAGCATTCAATTTGTTATAGCCATTATAATCTTTTGATGGGAAAAGGAAGTTTCCTGCAAGAGTTTTTACAAGTTTCACAAGTCCTTTTGATGCAGTCTCTTCTCCATCATATTCGACCTCAAGGAATTCGAGTTTGTTGTCTGTGATAGCTTCTGAGATAGTATTTCTCATGAGTAAGTATTCATCCATCTCATCTCCGGAATACATAGCATTGATGATAGAAGTAACGAATTTACCCATCTCATCGGCAGAGAGAAAAGCCTTCTGTAGCTGTGGAGTTGAGATTGAAACTGGATACTTGTCCTGGCGATTCATACGATGGAACATTGTTTTCGTATCTGGTTTTGTTACTTTCAACATATCATCTGTTGCTGATCCGTTGAAAGAAACTGCAGAAACTGGATTTGTATAAATTTCTTCAATATCAGTTCCGAATGGTTTTCCACCTTTTTTCAAAACTGCAAGTGGGTTTTTAAATCTGCGATTTGAAACAATAGTAAATGCGATACGGTTAACCAACGCATTCAAAAATTCATTCGTTACGCTCTCATATTCCATGATTGCATTACCGACTTCTTGAATATTGTCCTTTGTTGCTTCTGGTACTCGCTCTGCATATAAACTTGAGCTGTTATCTCTGATAGTGTTTAAGATTGCAATTACATCCATTATTTGAGTCCTCCTTTATCATCAAATAAATCATCATATTTTAATTTTTTTGGTGCTTCTTGACCTTCGTGTCCGGTCTGGTCTTTTTGTCTTTCTTCGGAACTTTTATTTGCTCCGACCTGCAGAAAGAGCTTCATGTTGGCAGCTCTCAAATTCTCGTTATCGCTTGTTAAATTTTCAAGCTGTGAACTGAGTTCTGCATTGTTGTCAAAAAGAGTTCCTGCTTCTGCATTCAATGATGCGAGCATATCTCTTCTCTGAGTCTCATCTTCACACGTTCCAATATTTGAGAGCGTGTCGAGAAATTCTTGTTTATCCACGTCTTGTCCTCCTTCTCCTATTGAATAAAATAAAATTGTATCCAGTTCTTTTTTTGAAAGTTATTGGATTGTCTGGATTGTCCGGAGTAGTTCCGGAATATCTCTCGTAAAAAATGATTGCATATGGAATTCGAATGCTATCAAGATGATTCGTTGCATATGCAGGACGTTCCCAACAATAACAGAATGCCTTTGTCAAAACGTCAAGAGTTCCATTTCCTGCGAGAAAATCTGCATTTGAAAAAGAGAATCCTTCTCCGTTATCGACTGAATCGTCCGGATTGGCTATCCATTGATAATCTGCTCCAGTCACATCGAGATTTTGTCCGGTTAATTCCGACCATAAAAATTCACATTGACTCTGCAAGTCAGTTCCGTATGCTTCGAGTTGAGTTCGTCTGCTGAAACTCCATTGACACAATCCGAGTCCGACTCCGTTGCTCTCTTCGACTGTGATTCCCCAGGTTGAGTTTTCTCCCTGGATATTACCCATGATTGCAGCGACTGTTATGAGTGGCAATCCTTTGAGTGTGAAAAAAGCATATACATAATCTTGAACTTCACTCGCTGTCATTATTTACCTACACTTTCAAAACCTGCGTTCCAACTTTCGGAACCGACAATTCCGTCAATTTTCAATCCATGTTTTTTCTGGAATGATTCAGTTGCTTTTTTTGTGGCATCGCCAAAAATTCCATCTGGTTCGGTTTCAATAATAACCTGCCAAATTTTTACGAGTTTTCCGGTGCTGCCTTTTTTTAATGTTTTCAATTGGAATTTTTCCTCCTGCTTTATTGACTGAGTTGGTTTGAGAAAAAGTTCTCTCTCTGCTTTACGTCTCCTAGTCAATCCTGCAAGAACTTTTCCATTTGCTTTGTTATATAAGAGAAGAGCATCTGCAATCTCTTCCAACGTTCTGCCCTTGCATAATTTTTTCAAATTACCAGTTCCACAGTTATAAGCGAAACTAATTAGAGCATCTCTTTGGTTGCTGTTGAGCGATTCGGTCAATGGTACATTTTGAATATTATCAACTGCATCTGCGAATTTTTGACAGTCTGCAATTAGCATTTTTTCTGCTTGTGCTTTCGTGATTTTCATTCCTGGATAAACTCCGGAAGTAGTTCCGAATCCAATTGTCCACTTGCCTGCAGGACAACGATATGCATCGAGTCGGAGACCTTCGAAACTCTTAATCAATTCGAGTCCTGCGATTCCTATACTGTTACTCATTTGCAGCACCTCCATTTTTCTCATTCAATAAATCAATCGCTTTGTCCAGGATTTTAGGGATTGGAATTCCCATGAGTTTTCCGTTTTCAATAATTGAAATAAGCTCATTGACTATGAATGCGATGCATATAGCATCTCTGATATATGTTGAATCAATTAGCATATCCAATTGATTACCAACAACAACAAAGAAGAGTGTCATGCATTTTTTAAATAATCCTTGCCAGCAACGATTGCTGCAGAGCGTTCCGGATTTGGTTTTGGGCGAATTGTGAAAAACACCTGCAACGATCAATCCACTTACATAGTCAATTCCCATAAAAATCAGAAGAGTAGCGATGGAAGTATTCCACCCACCAAAAACATATGCGATGCCAGAACCAAGAACTCCAAAGAATGTCAATAATAGAGATTTCATCGGCTTCCTCCTTTCCTCAAGAATAAAAACATTATCGTGATATACTATCAACAACATTTTACTACTTTTTTCAGAAAATATAAATAGTTTTAAAGGAAAAAAATGGAAAAGAAATTGACAAAAGTGCTGAAAATACAGTACAATAACCTTGTTAAACGCTACCAATAAAAAAGAGAGAGCTCCGGTTCTGGTTCCGGGGCTCTCCCTTTTTTAAAATAATCTATCAAGAGGGCAAGGATTGCCTTCTCTAATAGCATCGCACAACGCATTCTCATCTGCAGTATCACGATATTTGCAATAATTATCACATATATCTTCGGATACAGCTTGAATAATTTCGACTATTGATTCTTGTAGTTTTTTTTCTCCTGCCATATCTATCTCCCTTTGTAGCATGATTTATGAAAAAAAAGATTATGATTTAAAAGTTTAGTTTTTACATACATGATTTTGTCTGGTATATATACTTCGATTTTTTCTCCACATATGATGCATGTTTTGTCATCCTGGTTGCAAGTATTGAATATTTTTTCAACTTCCTTTGAATCCATCTGCAGCTCCTTTCTAGTTCATTATCATTTGAATCACTTCATAGCACATATTTTTAATGTTGATACTCTCAAAATATACGTTTCCAATCTTATAATTTTCTATGAATGCTTTAAATTGTCCGGACTTGCTCCGAGTTTTTAAGAACATCGTATTCGGTTGATGATCTTTGAGCGTGAGAGAGTACACGATAACATATGATGGATCAATGTCCTCGGATACCCACATTTTACCCTCGCTATAATTTACCCATACACCAAATTTTTTCTCTTTAAAAATAAAAGTGAAAAAGTATTTTGCTTTTGGCGATTTCTTCTCGACAAAAGTGCTATCGTCAAGCAAGAATTTGTTTTCAATAGAGTAATCTGCATATGCAGTTCCCTCGACAAGTTGACCGAACTCAGTATTCTTTTTCGCATCAATAAATTTCTCGTTTCGAACATCCTCAACCAGAATCGGTCTTTTTGGATGCTTCCATATGTATTTTCCGTTTTTGTCTGCCTTTTTTGGCATTTGTAAATTCCAGTATAAAAAGTATGGATTCGTGATTGAGATTGCATTTGCGAGCAGAAACATGACAACTCGTGGATGTCCAGTTCCAGGACGTGCAATCGTCTCGTATAAGTTGAGCAGCTTCTCCGGTTCATTCGGTAGATAGTGCTGCGTTCCCTTTTCAAGCAAGAACTCATCAAAAATCAATGTAGTAATATTCGGATATGAAATTGATTTTTTGTTGTTTGCTGTGGACAGCACGAAACCGTATCCACAAACATCATCTTCCGTCCATTTTTCTTCCGGATCAGCAGGAGCTAACCTGCAATATAGTTTTTCTCCGGACGTTTTGAATTCATAATCTGGATACTCCCATTTGATGTCCTCAAAAAATTGTTCGAGTGGTTTTTTCAAATCGTCTTTGTATCTCCGGATATATCCGAACTGCTCCTTTTTCTTAATGAAATTATCAACGGAATACGTTTTTCCACCGTATGACTTGCCTCCACCACGATTCCCAACGATGATATTTAGGAGCATGTTGTGAGTCAATGTCCTTCGAATATCCCAAAACATAGAAGTATCAATTTCTGTTTTCGCACTCATTTTACACCTCTTTCACTATGTCGATAGCTCTTAAAAGTCCTTTGCTGAAAAAATCATCATACTCTCTATCAAAAGCAAGAGTATAGTCATTGATATATTTGTCAAAATCTGCATAAGAAAGCTCTCGCTCCTCATCCAGTTGTTTGATAATATTTTGTTTCAATTCCCTTTCCAACGCATCCAGACCGGTTGAAAGATGCTTATATCCACCGATATATTTATCGTCTATATCTCTAAAATAATGCAAAATGCGTTCCTTCATCGGTGGGAAATATCCATCTGTTTTTTTATTTATTTCTTGTTTTATTTCGTTCGCTCCGAGTTTTGGAATCTCTCTCACTGCTTTTATCACAGTCTCCAGAGCAGAGCAGATTGCTCCACTAAAAACATCTTCGTCATTATCGTGATAATCTTGTTTAGCTTTTTCTAGTTCCTCGTTTAAAGTTTTTAATAATACTAATTCATCAATCATATTTTTCTCCTATCCAAAAATTCTAATTATTCTAATTTCTCCAGATAAAAAAATGGAGACAATAGAGAGTTGCAAAATAGGTAACCAACCCGACCAAACTGCAGCAGCTCTTCACTGTTGGTTCTGCAGTTTGTCTTTTGCATGAAACTCAATATTATCTCCGGATAATATTTTAAACCTTTTTAATAGTGAAATCAATACTCTGCAGCACAACTCCACCCTTTACTGCTTTTGGTTGTTTCTTACCATAATAGGTTGCCCCAAGTTTAAAATTGTTAAAATTCACTTGCTCTTTGCATTCATCCGGCATTCCGGATACTGTAACCTTTAGAGAAAAATCTGGATTCTCTTCATATACTTTTTCTGTTGAGTGCTCAATGTAGCATTTACATCTCAACATTTTGGCTCGTGTGAATCGGGATTCGTACTTCCAAGCACCCAGTTTGAATTTATCAATCTCCAATCCTTCTGGAAGAGAGAAATCTTCTGATATACAATGCAGGGAATCAGTGTCGCAATAAACAAATTGAATTTTACTTTTTCCTGCTTCATAATCATCCATGATTTTTTGTGCTGCTCTGACGAGCTCAGAGCGTGCGTATGCTGTGACAAAGCATGCTAGAGGGATATATACCCCATCTTTTTCTGCAGGCTTAGAATCCTTGTAATGGATTGCTCCGTCCTCGTCTGATAAATAAGGTATCTTTTCTTGCACCTTGTTAGAAGTTCCGAATTTTCCATATAAATTATTGAGGTAACTTTTTGCAATTACAGCGAGACCGGGATTCTCTTGCTCCCTGGCTTCTACTTTTTTATCGTTCCACTTGTCAATATACTCGTCAAACATTCCATGTCTGCCACGAAACTTCCATCCACCGATATACTCCAGATTAAAAACTTCGTAGTTTTCAAGGAAAAGCTCCAAATCTACGCTTGTCATACACAAAGCGAGTTCTCTATATCCAGAGTCCTTCAAGTATTCCGTTCCACTGAACCACATAGAACCTTTTATTTGAACTGTAGGCAGTTTCCCAGGCTTTAATTCAAAACCACATCGAATTGTCTGGATGTATAGTGGGTACTGTTTATCTGGCTTGTATTGACCTTTGTAAGCGATGGGAGTTCCCCAGGGCAAGAGCTTAGTTCTCATTACCCAGGGAAACATAGAATTTTTATCAAGAACAATTCCATTTTTTAAAATCTTCCCTTGAAACTTTGGATTCACATATACATATCCACCCTTGTAGCTTTGTTTAATATTGTCGTGACACTCCTTTTTTAAAACTGGAAACCATCTCTTGAATGCATTCTTACCAATAATGCACTTGTACTCATGTAAAGCACACGATCCAATTGTCATTCTGTCTAGTCCATGAGAATAGAAATATTCTTTCGCATGTGCAACGATTTTTAAATCGTGCAATAAATAATCCTGCTCTTCTTTAGTGATTGGTGACCCAACTGGAAGAAAGTTATGCCGGCTGTAGTCAATTTTCAATTTTGAAAATGGCAGTTTAAAAGCTGCAGCTATCTTCTCAACTGATAACGGAATCAATTTCAAACTATCCCAAAATGTAACTTTATTTATTTTTTTACCCTTCATATAGAAAATGACTTCAAGAGCATAGAAGAGTCCTTTCTCACTTATTACAGTTGTAAAAGTTCCGGTTGCTCGCTCTTTGTGTGACACGTGCCGGAAGTCATTAACGAAAAGCCAATGCATAATAAAAGCAGAATCAAATTTCAAATTATGAAAATGGATTTTTACATTGTCTGGTTGCCCTTCGCACCACTCCATAAAGCTGTCAATTGTAGTTCCGATAAAAGTGTTCTGGTTGTTACCCATTTCCATAACACCCCATGCCCACACTCGACAATCATCTTCGTTTGTTGTTGTTTCGAAATCTCCGATAAATTCTCTCATGTTAAACGCTCCCTAATTTTGAGGATTCCAGGTGCTTCGCAACCCCTCTACATAGGCATCATAGTCATCCTTACTTCCTGGATAGAGTGATTCCCATCTACCTGCATCCTTTAAATATGACTCATAGAAATCTCTAAAACTCATATTTTCAATTTGTTCAATCACATCCCGAATATCTTCCTCTGCGAAATTCTCCAATAATGTCCGGATGTATGTTTGTCGCATAATCTCTTCTCGTTCATTCCAATAATTATCCTGGGATTCGGTCAAGATTGTTTTAAATTTGAATCTCAAATCTGTCCTTGTCATTTTTGGAGTGAATACATTCAGAGGTTTCGTGTTATTGGAATCAATCGTTCCAGAACTGATTTGTTCAGATGCTTGCTCGATAGTATATCCGAGTCCTTCTCCTCTGGATTCCATCTCAATATCTTTGATGGCATCGTATCGCTGTTTGCGTCTCCGGTTTATGACACCGACACGAATATTCATTTCTTTTTTTTGCCATTTTGTTATTTTTAAGTTATACTCAGAATCAGGAACATCAACAAGCTCCTCTGCTCCTCTTTCTGTAAATCTCCGGAGTGAGTTGAGCTCTCGTTTTAAATCGTTCCTACTAGTGATTAAATTCTCTATTTCCCTTACGGATACTCTTTCCGGAAGGGCATTTTTTTGTTGGGGATTTTTTTTCTCTAATCTAGTTATTTTGGCATTGAAGTTTTTAACTGCTTTTCTTAGCTCGTCCTTGTCAGAGTCTCGCCATCTAATATTATAGATTTTGGACATTCAAACCTCGCACCGTTGTAATATATCAAAAAACCTCTTTTTTCAATACCAGAATACAATTTTAAATCGCATATAATATCATGCGATATTTTAAAACCGAACCGATTAGAGAGCGATTCATTTATCTTTTTTCTATTCCCCACGAATTTTTTTATAAAATTTTTTCTATAAAATTCGCTAGAAAAAACATAAGTTATAGAAGAATCGCCATAAATAATATTGTAGCGATATGGAGATTCCTCAAAATTCAGAGCAACTCCACCTCTTGTCAGTTTATTCAATTTACTTCCTCCTACCTTTTAATTTTGCAACTGCAGCATCCCATTCGTGTTCGAACCAGTCGAGCCATTCATCGTTTACACCACTAATCTTCATTATTGGTTTACTGAGAGAGAAACTCTCTCCGAGTTCTAATTCTGCTCGTCTCATTAGCTCATATGCCCAATTGTAAGTGCATCCACACTCTTCGGATGCTTCTTTGACTGTTTTCCCTTCTCTTAATAATGCAACGATTTTATCGCTTAAACTTGAAGCCATTAAAAACCTCCTTAAATTATCTCAATATCAAATCTACTGGATAGAATAATCAAAGTATCAAATAATCTCTCTTTTGTGCTGCTAACCGTCCAAGTGTATTCATGTTCAAAAAGCCGGACACCATCTGGAAGAAATGCACCGATGTTCTCAAACATATCCTTCTCAATCTCTGAGAAACTATTTTTGTTTACTGTTAGCTCTGTTGGTTTTAATCGAATAATCATATTGTTCACCTCCTTATCAAAATTCTGAAATAAAGAATTATTTCTATACCAATCATATCACATCATGTAAAAAGTACAATACTTTTTTACGACTTTTTACATATTGAACAAAACAGACAAATGGAACGAGTGAAATTTGTCTACAAAGTATATGTACACATATATGCATATATGGTACTATATACATGGAAACAACAAACAAAACAAGAAAGAGAGGACAAGATATGATAAGCATGTATCCAACCAAAACAGAACTCAGAAAAATGAACAGAGAGGAAGTTCTAGAGCTACTATATGAGCAGGATAAATTTTATCACGAACATGCATATGCAGATGATAAAAACTGGAGTAAAAAGTACACACTTGAGAAATACCAGGAAATGCACAAACATTACACAGTTCCAGAACTCAGAGAAAAAATTATCACAGTAAAGAAATAGGAGGATAAAAATATGAAAATGAACAAAATGCAGAGAATGTTGATGGAAGTAGAGGAGAACATCGAGAGAAATAGAACAAGAGAAATCAATACACTCCCACAACTAGAGAAATTTTTCGAAGAAAATGGACTGGATGAAGTAATCAAGTTGAAATACCAGGATCAGATAAATCCAGTGGTATATGATGCATTTTATGAGAGACACATTGATTTATACTAGGAGGTCAAAATGTTAATTGAGAAAACACCAAATCTATTAAAAATCGCTTATGCAGTAACCAGAACCAGAGAGAACAAAATAAAAAAAGTTGCAGAATACACAGCGTTATTCCTGGAGCAAATTGCAGATCAGGACGAAATTGAAAAAACCGAAGTCATTGAGAAATTTGTAAAAGAAATGGAGTCGATAAAAAATGGCAAACAAATACACATCAACACAATCAAGAGCTTCGATGAAGTACCTATCAAAATTTGATGAGATTAAGCTCAGAATACCCAAAGGACAAAAGGAAGAATTAAAAGCAGCAGCAGCAGCACAGAACAAATCACTCAACCAATACATACTTGATAAACTGGACGGTCAACATTGACCGTCTTTTTTTGATGCAATTATCCACACAACATATGAATATATGTGCAACTAATCACATACAACCAGAAACCAGATGGGAAACCATATGAGGGGAGTAGTGGGTGAACCAAA